TCATCACTATCAAAATTCTTGAGTACCAGTTGATCTCTGGTGAACATACTCTTAACAAATTCCTCATCCTTACCTTTTTTCCTCACAATAAATGCAGGAATTTTTTTAGCAATTTCAGGATCAAACCCAACCAATAATGATTCGACTCTATTGTTGAATGCATCAAGATATTTATCAACATTGTACTGTCCTGTCATGTCTGGATTTTCCAATAAATCAAGAGGACTGATCAATGTAGATGCAAATCTTTCTTCCTTAGTTACGGCATCCTTAATGATCTTGGAGTCACCATGTGATTTGCGATAACCAGTGTTGTAGTAATATAGAGTACTATCTAATTCTGGTGCTTGTGGCATATATACCTCAACCAATTTCATCTTATCTTTAATGGTCAACTTCTCTTCTTCTTTCGTAAACACAAGACTTTCTTTACGCTCTTGGAATATTTCTTCAGCAATTCTTTCTCTGTCCCTAAGAATAAGTTCCATGTGTGCTTGCTTCCCTTTCTCACGACCATTTTTATCTTTACCACGATTCACATATGCTTTAAGAGTATGTTTCATTCTACTCTTACTTGCAATTTTCTTCAAAGGTATTCGTCTATAATATATGTTGTCCACATAATCATTATAATAATCAACAAAATCAGCACCCTTCCCCTCAAGAATCATTCTCAGTCCCTTGTCAATGAAATCTTCAATATACTCAGGCATTGTTTTGGATTTGATCGTATTACCAGTAAGTTTAACTTTCGTTTTAGGTTTACCTGTTGCTGGATCAATCACGACCTCACCAGTTTTCTTATCCCTAACTACTTGCAAAAGAGCATAGTTGATACGAGAAAGATTTAAACATGAAATAAACTCACCATCATTATCAACTGACATATATGGTGCAATCATTTCCTCTTTATTGAATTTAGCAATCAACGCAGAGATTCCAACCTTACCATCGTATTTCCACATTTCTTCAATAGGTGCTTCATAACCCAAAGTACCCATAATAGCACCATCAACACTGATATTTGTTGTGTCAGGTATTGAGAAGTTCACACCGTCAGTTACTGCCAACAGTGGAACACAACCAAACTTTCTAAACCACGTAATTGCATGTCGTAGGTCCAAACGACCATTACATGTAATATGTGCTGCACAATCATTATCCGACCAATTAAACGATGGACCTGAACCCAAAGCACCAAACTGTGAGTTATTCAATACCTTAATAGGTAACTGCTTAACTTTGAACTTCGCCCTTTCTTTGGAGGTGAGAGTGTTAGTGGTGTATTTTACAAATGTTTCATGGTCAATACTCTTCATCAACATTATCTCATCATCATTCAATGCATCAGAAGTTGCCAATTTCTTATATATGTTACGAGTTGTGGTCATATACATCAACATCTGCTCAAACACTGCAGTGATGTCAAACAATGGGAAAATACCCCAAGTCAACTGTTCGAATGGATATAGTGATGCGTAGTCAATCTTAATAATTTTTACACTGAAACCAGTTTTATAACAACGTGCGAGTCCACCAGAGAATTTCTTCTGCTTATCTGAATGTGGAATTGCCAACCCCTTTTCAAAACTCCATGCAGTAAGCAATAGATTCCAAATTGAAGCAGTACCCATTGTACAAACTCTTGCATATGCAGTTGGGACAATCTTAGCCAACATGAATGAAGATTGATTATAAAGTTCATCAATCGCCTCAGTTTCATAAAGGTCATCAGAAAGATATTGTCTCACCAACACTTTTCCCTCAATAAACTTATACATTCCATCTGGAAGTGCATCTTTTTTATACCACTCAATAAACTCAGGGTCTTGATCAAGACAATACTTTTTCAGTTTCTTATATTCAACCTCACTAATTTCACCCTTTTTTGCTTGAAGATGAAATAAACGTTCAGCAGTTTTTTGATATTCTTCAGGAACTTCAATGTGAACGTTATTATCGTTTGCCACGAAGAATGGATTTTCGTGATAATATCTACCAATGTCATTGTCCTCACCCGGGATGTATGTTCTATTATCTCTTGCAATTTCCTCATGCTTTGCAATATATTTCAGCTTAGTATTCTTGATGTCACTGTTTACCGCAGCAGTTTTCTTAGCTGCATGTTGAATATCAATGACAGACATTCCCCATATTTCAGTTGAAACATATTTTTCAGTAGTACCACCAATTTTCACACTCCCCCTTGGATTTCTTTTTAACTTCTTATCCTTTTTAAGTGTGCTATCAAGTAAACTCATATCGAATTTCAAGATTTTAGCTCTACTTATCAAATATGGGAAGTCAAATCCCTCAGAGTGGTAACCACACACAATTGCAGGTGCGAGAAGAACTATCAGATTAAACACATCTTGAATTAATTTCACTTCGGATGCATCATCATCAGTCTTTTCAACCTCAAGTAATTTTTCAAATCCTTTATTGTCTCTAACACCAACAGCAAACACTCTTGAAATCTCTGGTCTTAAACCAGTTGTCTCAATATCAAGCGTTAACCTGTGGACATCGGAATAATCTTCAAACCCCTTGAAAAGTCGTGCTCTCTTGTCGATCAAGAACTGCTCAACTGGTTTGACATTATAAAACATATCACGATTTAAGAAAATAGGATCACCCTTCTTATCCAAAATATTATTGCCTTCATCATCAGTTGCCTTTAGATAAGGATCAAACCCACCAGACCTGAAAAAGTCTGTGATTGATCTGAATGATTTGTGGCTTGTGATTTTATAACAATAACCCTCTTCCAATCTCTTTTGATTACCAGTTTTCATCTTCTCAATGGTAATCCCATACAGGATTTCCATTTCTCTCTGCAATTCCTCATCACCATTATATAAGATTTTCCCAAGTTTCTTCAAATCTTTCGAATACATGAAAGGAGTGTAGGTAATTTTTTGAATTTCCTTGGGTCCATTTGGTGGATGAACTACACATTCCGCAAAATTAACTTTGGGGTCACATTCAACGTTCACTAAGTATTTTAAGTCATCGTTGTAGCCTTCGAGAAAGGCTTTAATTTCGTTTAATATTTTTATCTTATCCATTATTCTGCTTTTTCATATTGTAATTCCTTACCCACCTCATCAAACGGAATCTGCATCTGATATGCACTTTTCATCTTTAATATGCATGGGTAGGGTCTACTGATGTGTTCTATTTCATTTTCTTCGTCAATATCCACTTTGACCTCATCATCATGATGTTCTCTAATCATATTAAATGACCAATCGACAACACACTTCCGATATTTTGGTGATAGACCAGTTCCAAAATTATGGGACTGCATTATCTTTATACATGGAGGACAATAACCGCATGGGGTATATTCAATAACTTCAGTATTTTCATTATCGAGTCGTGGTGCTTCACAACTAACAAGTAATTCACGATAAATCGCAGGTAGGTCTTCCATTAAATTATACTTATGTTCCTTTTTAAGAGGAAACACTAAATTCCTTAATGGTCTGTCACAAATATGTTGATAAGACTTATATATCTTTTTAATGTCATCCAAATGCCCAATCGCATCATCACCACCCACATATCCAATTTGTAATTCTTGTACGCCATGATTTTGACTATACACCAAACCAGACACCCAAACAGGAACTTGCTTAAACGTTAGATTGTCTGCTGCATTAATATCTATTTTAATACTATACACGATACGATCAATCTTATTACCATATACATCGTCAAATAATTTCCACAATGCTTCAATTCGATTCTTTTCAAGTTTAGATTTATTTTCATTATTTGAAATCTCAATATAGATGGGAACCACCTCATTACCATCTTCCAGATTTCTCCAAACGAGATAGGTAGAATCTAAACCACCTGAAAATAAGACACCTACTCTTTTACTTTCACCCATGATAATCGTTTTGTTTTTTTGTTAAATTTGTATTTTAATCCACCAATCACTGCCGAATTATTTAGAAATGCCACCTCACAATTTTCGGGGAAGATTCCACTAAACCACAAGGCAGTAACTATATTACATGGCATTACTCTAACACTTCCAACACCCTCTTTTTTAAGTCCAAAGTCAAGATATTGTAAGTCTTCATAATGAACCCCAATTCCTTCAAGAAGAAACATTGAGTTTTCCATAATACCCTCTTGAAAATCTTTATGAGTAATATCATTATCGTTTATTTGTAATTGAAACAAAAAATCTTGCAATATATTCTCACCAAACTCATATCTACTTCCCATGTTTTTTCTTAATTTTTGCAACTACTTCCGCAATAACTGATTCTTGAACATTGGAAGTATAATCCTCGTTATCTATCACTTTCACAATTTCTGATCTTTTACTTTCAATTGCTGAATAAACATAGTCATCAATCGTGTCCTTATATATGAGTGGATAAATATTAACCACATTTTTCTGTCCTATCCTGTGTAATCTATCACTCACCTGATCATATTCCCCAACTGAA